GTTTGGGTACAGTGAGTTTTGGTAATTCAGGTGCCATCGCCAATGCCATAGTGAGCTTTAACACCACAGACAGTATCAAGATGCCAGTGGGCAACACCGCACAGCGACCAGCTCCGGCCACTGTGGGCATGTTACGCTTTACCACGGCCAGCGATGCTTTGGAAATCTACACATCTGCTGGTTGGGAACTTGTGGGTGTTCCTGCATTTACTGTGGTCACCGCCGATCAGTTCACGGGCACAGGTGCCTGCACCACGTTTACGCTCAGCGAAGATAGCACGACGGCTGCCACCATAGTTTCAATCAACGGTGTGGTGCAGATACCTACCACAGCTTATTCCGTGTCAGGCAACAGTTTAGTGTTCACGGAAGCACCTGAAGTTTCAGACGAGATTGATGCGAGATTGCTTACTACCACTACCACAGTGACTAGCATAGAAAACGTCAGCGGCAATGCTATAGTTGCAGTCAGTGACACATTCAATGATGTGTTAATCACCGGTGACATCATGCCTACAGGCAATGGTGTGGCCAACATTGGTAGTACCAGTTTCCAATTTAATACTGTATTTGCCAAGGCCACTTCAGCACAGTACGCTGACTTGGCAGAGATGTATGTGGCTGATCGCATGATCGAGCCGGGCACAGTGGTGTGCTTTGGCGGCGATTATGAGATCACAGTGTGCGATGAGGACAGTTGCTCGCGTGTGGCAGGTGTAATTTCAACCAATCCTTCCTATATCATGAACGCTGGACTGGCAGGTGATCACGTGGTAGCAGTGGCTCTTACAGGTCGTGTGCCCACCCGTGTTACAGGTCAAGTACGCAAGGGCGACATGATGGTAAGCACCGCAGACGGACGTGCCCGTGCTTGTGCTACCCCCGCAGTGGGACAGGTCATAGGCAAAGCTCTGGCAGATTTTGATGGCACAGATGGTGTGATCGAAGTGGTAGTGGGTCGGTTATAACCAACCCAGTATGGAAAATAGGGCTGATCACAGCCCTATTTTTTTGGCTAAATATTGCATGATTATGGTGACCACATGGGATTGACACGCATCCGGGCAGAACAGATTTCTGACATCGACTACAAGCAAGCGGTGCGGGTAATCACGCTCAGCAACATCACACTGTCTGGTGGTGCTCCCGCTACTGTGGATGGAGTCAATCTAGTAGCCGAAGATCGGGTGCTTGTGGCCGGACAAAGCACTGGCAGCCAAAATGGTCTATATTATGTGCAAACCGTAGGCGCAGGCTCCAATGGAACCTGGGTGCGTAGCACTGACGGAAACGAAACCGGAGAAATCGAAGCCGGCATGATCGTCATGGTCACCGAAGGAGATAGTTACAAAGATACCCAATGGAAACTAACCACTAACAATCCCATCATCATTGGTACCACTGCCCTGGTATTTGAACAAAACTCAGCATTTGCTTTTGGCAACATCTATGCCAACGGTACAGCAGTGTTGGCCGAAGTTGTAGGCGATACAGTGACATTTACCGCTGGCAACAATGTCATACTCACTGGCAATGCCACTTCTGATACTGTCAACTTTGCCTTCAGCGAGAGTCCCAGTTTTACAGGCATCATGAGCGTGACAGGCAATATTACCGGCGGTAACATAACTACTTCAAATTTTGTCACCGCGGGCAATGTCAACTTGCTCAGTAGAGGTATTGTGTATCTTTACGACAGTGACAGCAGCCATTATACTGGATTCCGATCACCAGGTACGCTGACCGGCAACTATATCTATCAATTGCCTACCAGTTATGGGAACAACACACAGGTCCTAACTACCAATGGTGCCGGGGGACTGACCTGGGAAGATGCCGGCTCTGGCGGCGGACAAGGTGCCACATCTTACCCAAACTCAACAGTGCAGCCGGTTCCGGGTGCCACTGGCAACTTTGATCTCAGTTATAACTTTGCACAGACCGTGCAAGAAGTTCCTTTTGAAGCAGCAGGTACTGATGCGTTTGGGGTCAACCTAGGCGAAGTTTACAGCATGATGGACCCTACAGGGGAAGTGCTTGATCCAGTGGATCTTGGAGTATTGACCTAATAAATAATCAATCAGGAGAACAGGATGCCTACCGTACTACAATTTCGCCGTGGAACCACTGCTCAGAACAACTCATTTACCGGTGCCGCAGGTGAACTCAGCATTGATACCACCCTTGATGCTATCCGTATACACGACGGATCTACAGCAGGAGGATTCCTGACCAATGCTAAAGAAGCGCAGTACGCGGACGTGGCCGAAAGATATCACGCCGATGGCGTTTATGATCCTGGCACTGTGGTAAGTTTTGGTGGCCAACGAGAAATCACGCAAACTTTGTGTGATTGCGATACCCGTGTCATGGGTGTGATTTCAACTGACCCATACTGTGTCATGAACAGTCCACATCGCCGACCAGATCTCACTGATGAGTGGCACCCACCCGTCGCTTTGTTAGGCCGTGTGCCTACCCGAGTCTCAGGAATCGTACGCAAAGGTGACCGCATGGTATCAAGTGCCATACCCGGCCATGCCCGAGCCTGGACCGAAGCCGGAGATCCACCATCTGGTACCATCATTGGCAAGGCAGTAGAAGATCATATCACCAGCGGCGAAGGCCTAATTGAAGTATTAGTAGGACGACCGTGACGCTGCCCTGCTATCGCAGAGACTACAGCGGCGAGTTTTTAGTCACAGAAACCCGCTGGTCCGGTGGTGCTAAACAACAGAGCCGCGAGTGGATTCCTAATCCCATTGAAAATCATCACATCTCCAGACGAGCCGCAGTCATCATCAGCGATACCGATCGAGAGATGTTTGATTATGCCAGGTTACAAAAACATCGTGGTGGGCTCTTAGGGAAAAAAAGATTACAAACCTATGCCACTGGGCGTATTTGGCAAGACATGATCTTGGACTTTTGGATAGGCAAAGAACGCAGTGAGATCGATGCCATGGTTGCGCAAAAATACGATGAAAGATGCACCGTTTACACCACACCTCGAGGTGTATTGACCTATCCAGGTCGACTGTATCTCATTCCATTGGCTCCCTTGATGGACAGCCAGGCCTCGGCTGTTTATTTGGCTGCTTTTGACGGGCATAAAGAAATTTTCTTATTGGGCGCAAATGCAGATACTCCTTGGTTAAGCACCAGCACCATCTCTAACATTGGCAGTGTAATGTCAGCATATGATACGATCCAGTTCATAGTCGTAGGTGTTGAAAGCCGCGTACCTGCAGAGTGGCGTCAACTTCAAAATGTCACTTGCCAGGATTACAGATCTTGGATCAGTTATTGCGATGTCTGATCACGTATGCTCTGGGTGATAGATCTTATTTTAGACTGTACTGCATCAAAATTCACAGTTGACCACAGTCCAGGATGCAGAGGCCTAGGCCAATTATCACTGTCAATCCAAGCATAACCTAGATGTTCATGATTCAACTTTGGAATAAATTCTTCATCAATGCCACAGAAAAAAGTATGGTAACTGAACTTGCCGTCCTCGCTGGTGAACATCTCCAAGGGGATAAGTTTCACGAAATCAGGAAAACCACCAATCTCTTCTTCACATTCGCGTTTCATGGCCACTAACAAACTTTCACCGGCTTCGGCCTTGCCTCCGGGTAGCCCCCACGACCCTGGGTGTTTGGCGTCATCCCTCATAAGATAGAGATATCGGTCAGTGGCCGCGGAATAAAACCAAACTCCCACGGCGTTCACAGAACCAGGCTCCATTCACCTGAGGGATACAATCCTTCCTAACTCTTGACCCACTCTGTGCCTGTCCAACGATACTGCAAGCTGGTAGTGATGTTGGTGACGAACTCTGGGTTAGTAGTCTGTGCTGCTGCTTCAAAGGCCACGAACCAAAAATCTCCATCATATTCAATGATGTCGTTGGCCCTGGCACCAGCAAATGAACCCCAGGCTTGGGTGTCTCCACTCATGTCATCCAAGATGAGATATCTCTGGCCTGCTGCTGCCGCGGGCAGTCCTTCTCCTGGCCCAGCGGTCAAGGGATTGATCACGGCATCTACAGGATCTAAAGTGTTTTGTGGCAATGTATCTTCGTCAATACTGATCAACAGGAATCGATCATCGGTGGGATCGTAACTGATAGTTCCTATGACCTGGGTGTCATCTCCCCACTGGTTATCAAATCGGATCTGGCTGATGCCCGGTCTCAGCACACCATACATTCCTACTACGGCCTGCCAGAATTCATTGCTAGGTGGCGAT